TTTGCCTTCTGATAGTACTTTCTTCGCCGGTGCTCCACCATTCATTACTGCTGGTAGGTATTTGTCGAAAGCTGTACGTAGCTTTTCTGTTTGTGTTGACTCAAGTAGACTTTTCATGACTTCACGTTTGTCACCAGTTAAAGGATTTAGCAATTCGCTCATAACTTCTTTGCGTTGATTACCTTCTTTGATGACGTGTAGTTCACGTTCTTTCTGTGCTACTTGATCTTGTGCTTCTGCAACCATTTTTGCTGCTTGTTCTAACTCAGATTCACGAGCCAACATAACTTTGAGAAGTTTTGCTGTTTCAGATTTTTCGTTGAGATGGCTTGCAGCATATTCGCTGGCAAATGATTCAAAAATTCTGCGACCAAAGTCGTTTCTGCGAGCTGATTCAATGTCTTCCTTGAGCTGAGTCATTTCAGAACGTAGTCCGTTCTGCACTGTTTCTGCTACTTTTGCGGAAGCTGCTGTGATAAATCCTTTCTTGAGATTGTCAAACTTGGCTCTGCTTTCGCGTACTAATTTTACTTTAGTTTCGGCCAGGTCTTTCTTATCTGTATGGAATTCTGCGATTTCTTTCGCCAGTGCATCCACGATAAAGGATTCTAATTTAGCTACATTGTTTGCAACTGTTTTGCGATCTTCGTGTAGTTCTACCAATTCTTTGTTGAGATTATTAAAGATAAATGATTCCATTGCTTTGGAATCGTCTTTCATTTTCTTAGCATATTTGGCACGGGCTTCGATAAGTCCTTGGCGATCTTCTGCCAATTCACCTAACTCTGCCTGTAAGCGATCTGTTAGCATAGCTTCCACAGCTTCTACCATTGCGCCTTTGTCATGCTCATACTTCTGAGCAAATTCTTCACGTAGTTCAGCAGTTACTTGATCACGGTTTTCTTGAAGTCTGCTTTGCCAAGCAGAGTCAATTTCCGATTTGATTTCTTCGGAAATCACATTGTTTTCAAACAATTGTTTTACGATGTCTAGCATGTGATTCTCCTACTGTTATTTGAGGCCTGAAATGATTTTTTTCAGACTCTCTGCTAAGTACTTCTGTGCCTGTGGATCGCCTTGGACTTCTTTTGCTATTTTAAATGCCTGATAACCGCCTGTGTTATTCATTAAATGTTCGTACACTGGAGTTGGATATGCTCCCGGGGCGCTGGGCTGTGCTACAATATCAACTGTGATAATTTCAAAACCCTTGACATTACCACTGTTGTCAACGTCTCCCGAACCTCTACTCGATACTCCCAACTTCACTCCCGACTGCAACATGGTCTGTACTAATTGCCCCATTGGAGTTGGGATTATTTTAAGTTTTCCGTAGCCGTTAGGACCGTCCATCCACATCTTGGTAATCATATGACTAACACGATCTAGATTGATTTTTAAATCCTGTGGGTGATCTAATTCTCCGCAAACTGAGTATCCACCAGAGATCTGTTCGTTGAGCGTCTTGACAGCCCTGCCAATTTCTTGAGAAGAATAAACACGTTGGTTTGCATTGCGGATATCTCCCTGAATGCAAATACCGTTTAAATGCAGCGACTTTTTGCCGTCGCTGCCTTCTTCGCTCTCCAAGACAATCTTAGCCTGATCATAACTCAATTGTTCACTGAGGTAGTTTTTCACCTTGTTGTCCTATTATCTACGACCACGGAAAAGACCTGCGGCGCTCTTATCAGCTGTTTCTTTAGCACCAGCTTTTTCAGCACCGTGTCCTGGTTCTTTTGTAGAGAACGCATTACCGTTCTTAGCACCAGGGACATTTACGTTACCCATATTATCTACTTTAGGTTTGTTACCTGCTAGGCCACCTGCTGTGCCTTTGTCGCTGGTATCTTCCATACCAAACTTCAAAGATGCTCCGCCCATGTCATTTTTGCTAAATTTCATTCCACCTGCAGAACCGTCAGCCTTTTCGGCTGCACCTTTCTTTTCTGCGCCGTGACCTGCTGGAACTTTCTCAACATATTCGCGAACGGTTTCTAGATCAAAATCATCTTTCATTTCGTCGTCGCCCATGTCGCCCATGTCATCGTCGCCCATGTCATCGCCACCTTTGAGTTCATCAAATTTAGCTTGTAGTTCATCAACGATAGAGTCTAGGTCTTGGAATAGTTCTTCTTCGGACTTGTCGCCCATGTCTTCGTCATCCATGTCTGCATCGATATCTGCTTCTAGGTCATCACCCATATCTGGTGTGCCGCCCATTGGGGACATATCGTCGTCGCCTTCTTGGGCAAATTCTTCAAATTCTTCGTCGACCTTTTTCTCTTTGCTGTCTTCACCGTCTTCACCGTCTTCGTCTTTTTCTTCTTCTTCAGCGATTTCACTGTCGATCAAAGATTCATAAATTTCGCGAGATGCTGTAACCACGTACTCGTGGAACAGTTCTTCTGCTTTAGCTTGATCATCGTTTACTAGATGTTCCAGCATTTGTTGTAATAGTTTATTATCGGCCATGGTATTCTCCTCAAATGGTATGGGCTGTTGTTTATTTAACACACATATTACAAAATGATGTTAAATGGTAGTTTTTTGATTGATTTGGTCTGAATATATAGTATCAGGAAAACTTTTACTGAATTCGTCGTAGTTGATATGACTAAGATTGGTCAAGGTAGGACCCAGTTTATCTGGTATAAATGCTCCAGGTTGGATAACTCGAAAAAATTGTGTGTGTCGGAATTCCTTGATTACTTTTTCAGTTTGGCTTAACCAATTTCCATGATAGGTAGCAGCATCTGTGCTTTTCTTATAGTTAAATGTGTTGGCATAGATGTTGTTGAACTTGCCATCTAATCCCTGATAATCAAATCCAAAAATGTATATGGTCCTATGTTCTTGTGTGGCTGCGAACCACAGAGCTGTGGGACCCGAGCTCCATCCTTTATGCGGACTGAAAAAATTCACGCCATGCTTGGTTTGTATGCCTTTGTTGGGATTTGTCCACAGCTGATGTTTTTTGTGGTAGCCAGCTTCGATGATTTCATTGACCATTTTCACATCTACAGCTATCAAATAATGCGGTTCAAACTCGCGATACTGTGCATTACAGCCGTAAGTTATACCTTTGTTGGTAAGGGATCGTAGGTTTAAGCACTGTCGACTTACTCCATTTCCTATAACGAACGCAGGATTATTGTGCAGGTGCTGTTTCTTCGCCAACTGGAGTTCCATACATTTGTCTTATAAATTCCAGTTCAGATTTCTGCTCCAATTGATGAGATTCGCTTTGCAGTCTCAATTTATTGATTTGACGCAGTGTAAGACGTATTTTTCTAGTATCTTTTTTGTCAATGATACTGCTGTCTTTGCTGGAATCGTATCTACGATCTTGAGCAAAGTCGTTGTTTTTTTCATTGAAGTAAAAAAATTCGTTGAGAAGCATAATGTATTTATTACTGAACTGGTGCTTCTGGTGCTGCGGCTGCGCCGGCATCTGCGCCTGGTTCTGCCGCAGCTGCCATGTCTAATGGCGCTTCTGTTTCTTGAGATGCAACATCTGCAGCCATACCTCCTGGTGTTACACCCATACCTCTTAATTCGCTTTGTGCATCTAACGAAGGTCTAAGATTAGCACCGTTTTCTTCACGCCACATTCTTTCGTTTTCTTTGATCTCATCTTCAGATAATCCTAAGAAACGCTTTAATGCAAAACGCTTGCTGAGATGTGGAATCGCTACTACCTGTGCAAATGTAGCTGCTCGAGCTGTGTCTAGTTCCGATTGACGGTAAGCAGCAAAGTTCTGTGGCTGATTGAACTTGAGTTCGAATAAACTGTTGTCAATATTAACGCCTTGATCATTGAGCCAAAGTTTAAATTCGAGATCAAATGTTTCAACTATGATGCTCTGTAGACGTTTACAGTATTCATTGAATCTCAGTTCTTGTATGTAGGCGGTACCTACCTTGCCATCGCTAACAGTGTTAGCCTGCTCATCAATAGCTGTTGGCAAGTAGCTTGCTGGAATACGCAGAGCACGGAACAGCTTATTGGTAAAATAACGCAGGTCTGTGATTTCGCCTAGGTTAGTACCGCCTGGCAATGTTTCAACTTTTGATCCACGACCTTCTGCTGTTTGCGGAAAGAAGTAATCTTCGTTTACACTTAGAGGATTGTAACTAGCGTCTATGACGTTGGCTCCGCCACCTGTTGATGAAGGAATACGTCTTTGTTGGATTTCGTTTTTTACACGCTCAACAAAGCTCATAGCCATGTGTGCCGGCATATTTCCAACGTCCACATAGAAAATACGTCTTTCTGGAGCACGTTGTATACGATAGATAATGATAGCGTCTTCCAGCAATTCCTTCTGCTTGTAGACTTTGAATACTGATTCTAATAGGCTGTTGCCAAAAGGATAGTTGTTGTCTAGGCCCTCGCTTAGACTGATGTGTATCACATGCTTGGCATCTACTGTGATTTCATTGGTTTGATTATGGAATCTTGTGCCCACTGAACGAGCTGCATCGCCTACAAATCCTCGACCCTGACCACCACCCGATGTGTATGAACTAGTGCCACTGGGGGCTGTGTTTGTGGTGTTGTGTGGAGTTGTGGCTATGAGCTCTTTGAAGTTGAAGTTGATGTCGCGGATCACATACTGCTCAGGAATCTTGCCTTCTGATTCATTGACAATGATTTTTGTGACCTTGGCAGCATCAACAAACAACCATTTTTTAGTTTCTGGGTCTCTAACGAAAAAACAGTCGCCGTATTTGAATGTGTTGCGCAGTATGCGGAATATTCTGGTTTCAAAACTATTCTGTTTTGTCCACTTCTGTAGGCTGTCTTTGAGTATTTTTACTTCTGTGGCAGTGGGCTCTCCACGGAAAAATGTGTGGAATGGAGTGGCATTTTCTTTGTCTTTCTGTGTGCAAAACTCTGTGAGTATGTCTAAAGCAGCGTTAACTTCTGAATCCATGTCCATGGTATCATACTGCATATAGCGTTCTATACGATTAGGCGATCCTGCGTATACATCCGGCAGATAGCTGGAATAATTAGCACGGGCGGGGCCCGGACGGCCGCGACCACTGATTGGACTCATGGAGCCGCTGGTGTTGTCTATGTTAACAGGTGTGAAGTATTTTTTCCAGCTCATGCTTTGTATAGGTTCTTATTAAGACCTCTAGTTGCAGAGACATTTTCATTGGTGTTATGTGCAACTGTAAATGTATATTGTAGTAGTGTAGTCATCTTATTATTTAACTCCGCTAACAGTGTTTCTGCACTTTCTTGGGGCTTAGGAGTAGTCCCCTGGTCAAGCCTTCTTGGATCTGATTTAGCAGCAGCAGCTCTAGCTTCTTCGGCAGCCTCAGCTTGCTTCTGAGCCTCGTCTTTTTTCTTTTCAGCTTCTGCTACTATGGCTTGCTTTTGTGCGTTAGCACCGGCTAACGGACTGCCTTCTCTTTGGGCGAACTGTTTTAGCAATACTTCTGGTCCAGCATTGAAATCTACGGGTTTTGCTGCTCCTTCCTTGACACCTTCCTTGACACCTTCCTTGAGTGCTGGCATTCCACTTTTCATGCCACCACTGACAGCTCCCGGAATACCTTTGAATGCACTTACCTGTGCATTTTTCTGTTCTATATGAGCACCTGCTCTATTTTTTTGATCTATGTTGAACATGCCTTTGAGGCTGTTTAGTAACCCACCTTCTTCTTTACTGTCTCCTTTGGCAGCATCGGCAGCAGCTTTTGCTTTATTCTCCTCCATTCTGGTAGCCATTTTTGTTACCAGTGCCTCTCTTTCTGCTTTTTGCTCTACTATCTTTTTTTCCTCTTCCTCTATCTCTTTTGAAAAATCTATTCCAGGAAGCGCATCTAATACTTTAAAAAATCCCAGTTTCAACGCACTAAAGAAAGTTTGTAATCCGCTCCAAAGATATTTGAGACCATCTGTTACCACCTCGAAGTCTCCGCCAGCTTTCTTAAAAATAATAATCAACGCAGTGATCGCAGCTATAGTGAGTCCAATCGGACTAGTAAGCAGAGCAAATGCACCTGCCACTATAGCCACACCTGCACCCAACAAAGCAAATCCGCCTGTTACTATGACCATAGCTGCTGTTAGAGCAAATTTGGCTATAGTAGCAGCTATAGTCATGGCGTTAAAAGCTATAAATGCTACTCCTGCTGCTACAAGTATAGGCACCAGGTAATCCATGATCATACTGCCCACTGACTTGATGGTTGGCATGAAATAGTTTTGAAATATGCCTATCAACGGTAGTATCGCAAAGTCTATCACAAAACCAAGCACCTTTGCTAGAATTTCAAATGCTGTGCCCACAGCATCACCTATCAATATCAAGGTGTTTGAAAAACTATTTGTGCTTTCCTCAGTGCCAAATATCGCAGCGGATAGTCTTGAAAAAGGTCCTGACAGTGTGTCAAATGCTCGCAATAGACTTTCAAAGATCAATATACCGCCTCGGACTGCTCCGTTCAGAGTATCGAATAACCAGTTTAAGATATTGTCCACAGCTGATAACGTGCCGCCCATACCGCCAAATGCTTTGGTTACTGACTCTATAATAGGCTTTAACAGCATCATAGCACCGTCAAATATCTTCCCCAGTATAGGTATCAACATGCCGATACCTGGTATCACTACACCAATAACAAAATCAGCTAATTTTTGTATTATTGCCATCATCAGGCCTAGTCCTCCGCTGGCCATTAATTGCATTTTAATATTATCACTCAAAGCTGCTAGTTGGGATTTCATCGCTTCTACATTTTGCAACGTGCCGTCAGTATTAGCTGCCGTAGCTGCCTGTTGATCTTGTGCGTCGTCAAAAGCAGCGAGGTTAACCTTCCTCGAACCAACAAAGGCTTCAGTTAAAGTTCCTAGCTCATCGCTGGCGGCTGAGACAGCCTGTTTGATATTTGACATGTTTTTGCCTTCTTGCGTGTAAGTAGCCATGGCACCTTTCATCGCATCTTTTTGGATCACGTTATTAGCCTGTGTGACTTGGTGCATGTTCTGCAATTGTGCTGCTAGCCCAGGATACTGGCTCATCAATAATCTATTGGCCGCGGTGGTAGCCGTACCGTTGGCTATCAGGTCTTTGGCAAAATCTTTCATGACCTTATTAGGCATTGCCCCGATCATCATGTGTGCAGATGCTGCTACATCTTCATTTGCATCAGCTAAAGCAGCTGCCAGTTGATTATCTACTATAAGTGCTTCTCGTTCTTTTTCTTTTTCTGCTCTGCTTTCACCGGTGATCTTGGCTAATAAATCCATTTCTTTGAGATATTTTTTAGAGCCCTCCACAAGCTCTGCGTTAGATTTTGTTCCTTGCAGACCCTGGCTTCTAAGCAATTTGCCATAGTTAGCCAATCCCTGATTAATTTCCTGTGTACCGAATCCCAGCGCATACAGATCACTGCCGGCTGCTCTCAATTGACCACTGAGCTTGGCAAAATTCTTGGCTCCAGATTCTGTAGTGGATCCAAATGCACCCATGGCTTCTCCGTTCTGTGATACGAGTTTACCAAAGTTCTCCATGGTCATGCCTGCCTGGGCAGATGATGTTTGCAGTGATTGTAGCGATCCGCCAAATGACGCACCACTGGCTGTGGCCCCTTTCATCGATGCTGCTAAACTTTCTGTGGCTGATGCTATTGCTCCAAAAACACCTGCCAGTAATCCTCCTACTTTCGGTATTGCACTTAAACTGCCAGCTGCGGCAGTTAAACTGTCATTCATATTGGCTAGACTATCAGCTAGAGCTGCTCCACTCTGTGCTAGATTACCAATTCCTCTAGTAGCTGACATAGCACCGGCACCAAGGAATCCCACTGTGCCTGTGACTTTGTCAAACCCTTTGCCTGCTTGACTAACCATTTGTCTAGCATAGTTTGAGGCTTTTCCAAATTGGGTAGATGATTGAGCAGCCATTTTACTAGAGAATGCAGCTGCCTTTTGCGATGTTGTTTGTGCAGCGCCACCGCCACCGCCACCTGCGCCACCCGCTGAAGGGGCTGCACCGCCTGCTCCACCTCTACTCCCGCCGGCTGTGTTCTTTTGAACTGCTTGCATTACCTGGAGAATTGTCTGCAAGGTTGCTTCAGAAGCAGCATTCTTAGCCTCTACAGTACCTATTCCGGGGATGTCAATGAACACAGATGCCATGATTTATTTTTTTCCTGATAAAATACGCATATAAATACTATGCACATTATTATATATTTACCGGAGATAAAATGAAACAAATTACTAATCAAGATCAACAGCAAAAGAATCCTCTTGCCAGTTGGTTTCGGCAACCAAAAATTTATGTGAAATTGCCCAGTAAAGGCAAGTTCTATCCACAGAACGCCTTGGATCGCAGCGCCAATGATGAGTATGCTGTGTATTCGATGACTGCCAAAGATGAGTTAATGTTTAAAACTCCAGACGCTCTGCTCACAGGACAAAGCACTGTTGAAGTGATCAAAAGTTGTTTTCCTGCCATGCTGGAACCTTGGTCAATGCCTAGCCTAGATTTAGATTTTGTGTTGATAGCTATTCGTATTGCCACATATGGTGACAGGATGGATGTTGACTGTAAGTGTCCAAAATGCAGTGCAGAGAATACCTACGCTATTTCTCTACAGCCATGGATGGATATGTTCCTTAACTTCGAATACAATGATACTGTGCATGCTGACCCGTTGACAATCAAAATAAGACCTTACTCATACAAAGAAGTCACAAAAATCAGTCTCAAGACCATGGAACAACAGAAGTTGTTCAGTGTGATCAATGATCAAGAAATAGATGATGAAGTTAAGTTAGAAAAGTTTGGCAAAAGTTTTGTAAAAATTACCGAACTAACTATCGATGTCATTGCCGATTGCATCACTGGCATAGAGACACCAGACGGTGTAAGCACAGATAAAGAACAGATCAAAGAATTTATCAACAACTGTCCTAAAGACATATTTGATAAAATCCAAACACACCTCACAGCCATGAGAGAAGGCATGGAATTTAAAGTAAAAAATGTTGCCTGTGGCGAATGTTCAACGGTATTTGATATCCCAATCACCATGGATAATTCAAATTTTTTCGCAGTCAGATCTCCGGACTGACCCTGCCTGAGATCGTAGAGTTATCAGAAAAGTTAGACAAGCAGGCAAGGGTGATTAAAAAAGAAGCATTACAGCTATGTTGGTATATGCGCGGGCTTTCTTATGCCGAAGTAATGAATTTCAGTCCTGAAGAAAGAGAAATAGTTGGTGAAATAATAAAAT